AGTACATTTAACATATTGACGCGAGTTAATATGAGTGGTAATCTTAACCTAAATGGTGCAGGATTATTTAGAAATGATGTAGATCCACAAACTCTTAATGATACTTTTGCTGGACCATCTATGACAATCCAGGTAGGTACTAGTACTGCGATTCCTCCTTATACAATTGAAAGAGTAGGAAATGCAAATACAGGTTCACCTCTTAACATTTTGTTAAATGATGGTTCAATTGGACAAGAAGTAATCTTTACATACTCTGAAGCTTCCGTTGGCGCTGTTGCAATCAAAGGCGCAGTAAATGCATTAATCTTACCAGGTGCTGGTGCAACGCCAACCGTTACATTAGATGAAAAGGGCGATTCAGTCCACTTCTTATGTGTTGATGACGGAACTGGTAATGGTGAATGGTATGTAATCGGTGGGGTTGGTTATACAATCTCCTAATAAAAAACTAATAAGTTAATAGATGGCCACAACGCCTTTAATTAAAACGCCACAGGCAGACGGAGGAACATTTTATACTTTCTCTTCAGCAGCAAGAGACCTTTCTAAGACTCTAAATAATGAGAACCTTAGACTGGTCTTTTCTAAGTTTGCTCTTCTTAATCTGCCAGACTTTGACAGATTAGATCCGTCTACATTTAGTAATTATCAAAACTACATGCAGTTTGATACCATCGACGGTATGATTCAGAATGGCGGTCTTAAAGGTGATCCTAATGTTAACTGGGCAGAGAGTTTTCAAAACTATGCTCTTAACATAGAGGAATTGATTTTAAGTAATTCTGGGTATGATAATACGGTAAGAAGAACAGTTACAGAAAGAGTATTCTTTAAATGGCTAAAAGAAACTGGTGCATTAAGATTTAGAACAGCTACTGCTTTAGAGAAAAGTGGTTCTGTTGCTGGTAATCTTTTCGTTGAAGAAGATGAAATTACAACAGGTACGGTTCAATACAGAAGAGTTGTTAAATATCTTGGTGAAATTGATATTGTAAATAATGTTGATAAAGCAGGTGAGGCATATACTGAGCTCTATATTAATGTACCTACTGAAGTTGGAAATACTCCTACAATTTTATTCCAGGCAATATCTGATGCAAATTATCAACCTAGTTTAAAGATTCAAGGTCCTAATGAATATATCTTAGGAAGAAATGCTGCAACTATTCATCCACAGGGATTGGATATTTTTGCATTTTATGATTATGATCAACCTCTTCTGGGCGGTGGGCCTGCAGGTTATACTGATCCTAATGCAAACTGGATGAATGAGACTACTCCGCCTAATACTGTTGATGCATATTTTACGGAGCCTATAAGTTTTGATGATCCTTCAAATGTTGATATAAGAAAATACCCAGCTGACTACGGAAGCCCTGCAGGTTTTTCTGGTTCAGCTTATCGTAGAAGTAAATTAGATGGAATAAGTTTAGATTTTAACCCATCCCATTATCAGCAAATTGTTGAAGATCCTACTATTTCTACAATATCTCAATTCAATGGGATTGATCTATCAAGTACATTTGAATTTAATGCAGTATTAGTTTACTATGATTTAGTAGATTTAAGTAATAATGCCAATACCGTAACTAATCTTTACGGAATTCTTTTACTTGATAATATTACACCCACGGTAGATGGTGGATTCATTCAAAGATATCCTAAGTATAAACCAAACAGAGTTACTGGGCAAAACGGAAACAGTTATGGATTTAAGATTAATCTTAGATTTGATGCTTCTCCTGGTACCGCTGGGATTGATACTATCATTAATGATTATAACACATTCTCTATGGGTCTGTTTGCTGATGCAACTGCTCAGCTTCAAGAGTCTGCTAAAATATTTCAAAGACAACAAATAGAGATAAGCCAAATTGAACAAAGAGTTCAAGGGTTGGAAAACAGTATTGATGCTCTATCCAATTCGGCATCTCTACAAGCCCAGATTAATAGTATACAACAGCAACTTGATAATGCATCATTATCAATGTCAAACGGAAGTACGTTATTAGATCTTATTGCCAAAAATGCCGATGAGATACAATCAATTGCAAACGGTAATGTTTCTGCTACTCTACAATATAACACGGAGGTTTTAAGATCTGGTCCTGGTATCTTATTAAATAAGAATACACCTAATCAGGTTAGAGTTGATATGGTTACACAGCAGTATACATTTATGATTCCATTCGACGAAAATGGTAATGAGATTACTTCAAATAATCCTCTTGACCTTAATGTAATATCACCTAAGGTGTTTACTTCATTGGAGACATTTACAAATATGTTAAGAATAAGTACTGTAAACGCTGCGGGCGGTGACCTACTAATTTATATTGATGATTCAGATATTCAATGGAAGACCGGTCAAACAATAAGACTTACTTTCAACAATAACTTAAATATCTCTTCAAAGAATATAAGAATCTATACCGATTCATTAAATAGGTTAAATCAAGGTGTGTACGGAGTTACTATTGGTGTTATTCCTAATAATGAAATTTCAACTAAACCTATCATTGAATTGATTTGTACCGAACAGGGTATATTAACTTTTGTGTATGATATTATCAAATAAATAATAAAAGTATCTAAATTAAATGGCTGAAAATAATTCAATATCAACACTGTTACCTGAACTCTTAAGACTTTTTAATAATTCATTAGAAAGTTTTGAGAGAGTGAATCAGGCAATTACTTCAAGTCAGGAGTCGGTTACGATAAATATACAGAATGAAGATGGTACGTTATCTCGTTTAACCATCCCTTCATTTGGATACTTAAAAAATTCAATTAATCGTTTAGATAATAATATCCAAACGATAACCAATGTTGGTGGTGGTTCAAGTTCTGTTAGACTTGCCGATGGCACATTCAGAAAATTAGTGTTGGCTAAATTACCAACAGAGGCACCTAATCTAACTTCAATTAATTCTGTAAATGAATTTAACATAAAGCCTAATTGGTTTTTTGAAGAGCTAATTAATCCTCTTCTTTACATATCATTTGATTTAACTGGACAGGTTCCTATTGATACTGAGAAGGCAATCATACAGAGATACATTTTAGATGCTAATACTCAGGCTAAAATTCAATTCTTTGAAAATACATTTAATGGGAAATCTGACATTAACTATTTTACATTTCTTCAGCAGATTGTTGAAAGAAACATTTCATATGTACTAGATGAAGCTGTTGTTGATTTACCACCGAGAACAAAAAGATACACTGGAAACTTTAGTGTAACTAGGATATCGGATATCACTTTTACTGAGGAGATTAATGGTGTTTCTGTCACATCTCAGAAGAAATCTTACAAGTTAAATAAGGTACTATATACGGATTCATTAGCTGACTTCGATGATACGATACAGCTAAAAGTAGGAGATAGTTTAGAGGTAGTATCTAATCCAATTGATACAAGATATATTGTTAAGAGTGTTGATAGTAGTACAAATTCTGTTATTCTTGATCTCGTTGAAGGAAGTAAACCAATTCAAATTGGCGCCGATGTTCTTAAGATTGGATCTGCTATAAATGATAATGTACAAGTAGATGTTACGGTAGGATTTAATGAAAGATGTGTTGTATTCATTAAACCGATTGATCCAGATTCAAAGATACCTTCAGTTAATTGGTCTCCTGGTGCTGGTTTTTATACCAATACTTTAACGACTATTGCCTCGGATGGTACACAACAAACTTTAGCCGACTATTATCAGCAGAGTGCAGTTGACTTTGGAAAGTTTTTATTATCATTTGCACAAGATAAATTACCAACCTCAAGAGAAGGTTTGATTCCTAATGCACCAAGCATTGTATCAACAGATTTTAAGGTTAAGATGGTTAATGGGCAGGTAACTAACTCCGATGCCATAGTACAATTACAGGATCTTAATAATCAAAAGAATACACTTACATCTAGCCTAAAAGAATTAGATACTGCAATTTCTCAATATAGAACAAAAATTCAAACTACGAATTATAATACAAATGTCGAGAGAGATGCTGATAAGAATGCTTTACAAGGATTAATTACAGAGAGAAGTACTCAAGCAGAACTATATGCGTCTATCGTAAAGGAAATTGACGCAAATAGTAAAGATAATTCTGTTGCTAGTATTGTACCTAAGTATAGGGTTCGTGGATTTTGGCCAATGCCACAAGAGAAGTCTACCCCTGCAACCGGACCTCAATCTATCGTTAAGTTTAAGATAAGATATAGGTACTTATCACAAGATGGTGCGGCCAACCCAGTGGATCAATTTACATTTACTGATGGGAATGGTACAAGCCAAGGAGCATTTTCAAATTATGAAATAATTGAAAGCGTATTAAGACCTAGATCTAAAAATCCAATTACAGGTTTATACCAATGGGATCCTATTAATAATGATAATGCTGATGCAGTAAATATTAATCAGGTTGATCTTCCAATTAGAAAGGGTGAAATAGTAGAATTTCAGGTTAAGTCAATATCAGAAGCAGGGTGGCCATCAAATCCTTTAGAGAGTGAATGGTCAGATTCAGTAAGGGTTGAGTTTCCTGCTGATTTAAGTTCTGATAGTGCAGTTGAAGCAATACTTAATCAAAATAAACAAGACATTGCAAAGGTAAGTCTTGAGGAAAGTCTTAGAGCAAAAGGAATAGATGAACACTTAAGCAGTTCATTTACTTCAAATGAAAAATATTATGCCCATACATCAACCGTCATAGCATCGGGGTTCTTATCAGAAAATCAAACACCAGTAGATTTATTTTCTAAATTGGTTGAAATGCAAGCAAGACTTGATGAGTTCTCTGAAATACTTAGGAATGCTGCAGGTGAACTTGTGGTTAACCTAATAGATGATCAAGGAAATACTCTTGCGGTTAAGCGTAATTCAACAACTAAGGTATTTGCAGGATTTTACTTTAATGAAGTTAGAAATCTTGATGATCCAAGAGGCGCAATTATTACCAAAACATTCTTTATTAATATAGCTAACGGTGAGCAAACCGGTCTAAGATTAATTGCAAGAATTGCAGGTTCACGTACTCGAATGGTTAAGCAATCGGAATCCCCAGGATACACAAACAGTGAAGCTGCTTCAGGTTCTGTTATTTTACCAGCAACATATTCATGGTTAGATAACAGTGCAGCTAATCAGAGTACAGGTAGGGCAACATTTGAGACTAATGATAATGACTATAATACAATTCGTAAGTATGATTTAGTTCCATTGATTTTAACTAACCCAACAGTTACTTCTGCTAGTAAATATGGGCAGGATATATCATTGGCCCCATATCAATCTGCACAGAATAAAAATCAGTTTATCTTCTCAAGATTTAAAGACGTTTCTTCTGAAGAGACTTTTTATAATTACATAAATCCTGATGATGATTATACATTTAATCTTGATACTTGTGAAAACTTTTTCCTTAAAGATAATTTCTCATCATCTATAACATCTGGTCAATTTATTTGGGGTGGCGGGTTTGATGCATCAGGTAATCCAACTACAGCCGCTTCTTATGATTTACCACAAGGTGATAATAGCATAGAGGTACATATTAATCACCCTTGGGTTGCTTCATATGCTGCGTATAGAGCAGCATACATATATGCAACAGGTGATACTGCCACTTTACCTGCTTCTTTGGCTGCTCCTATTGATTGTACAGCACCAACTGGTAATGGTACTGCTCGTGTATTATTTAGGCATTCTAAATTTATTCCACTGGCATCAGATCAACTTAGAGGAAAGCAACAAGCAATTTATCTAAATGAAAATGTGGCTAACTTAAATTCATTATCATCAACATTAATTAACTTTAATTCTGGACAAACTCTTCAGGCTAGTCCATCATTGATGTTTATTCCAGCCCTAAGCGATAACACCGATCCTAATTTTGTTAATTATTCTAGAAATACTAAAACTTCTTTTGAATCATTTGATCAATACTTATTAGGAAGACAAACATGTGGTTCATATCTGTTTATTTCTGCGGATGATCATGAAATGGTTCAAGTGGATGGAGACTCGGTTCAATCAAGCAAGATTGTACAATTCGGAAGTCAAAATTCTATAAATATTCCAATGGTGTTTCAATATAGAATGACTGACTATTTTGGTACAGGATCAGGATCAACTGGAGGTTTAGGAAATATTGCAGGAGATTCTACTGGTGCTATTACTAACTTAACGTATGCAAAGAAAATAGGTTTTGATATTTGGCCAAATGCTGATAATGTTTATCAATATGACATTGAAATATTTGCTAAATATAAATCCGATAATCTTAACGTAGATGTATTCCCATCAATCTCTGTTACAAAAGGACTTGGTGATTTAGAAAAAGTAATTTCTCAACTTAGACCAAGCGTGGTAGAAACAAAGGTTAATCAAACCGTTAAATCGGGTGGTGTAATTCAAGGAGGTTTAACTAGAGGATCTGAGTTTCAGAATCTATAATTAGGTTGTTATCTGGTTTTCACTAATCCCTTAGTGAATAAATAAAAAAAGTGATAATTAGATGGCAGAGCCTTTATTTGATAAAGCTTCATACAGTTTAGTACGTACTAATCCAAAATTAACTGGTAATGTAAAACTTGTATCGAATGGTAATGATTTATACCTAGAATCGTTTAGTGCAAATACTCAACTTGCGTCATCTTCATTTAAAGCATTTAAGATAGACGGTACATCTACATATGATAAAGATGTATTTAAGTTTTTTAAGAATGGGTCATTTCCTACTGAATTAGCCTATGAAGTATTTCAAGAATTTAGGGATACCTCTGTTTTATCTTCTTATGATGGTCAATATGAAATGTTCTATGCATACGGTACTAGATCTGTTGCATCAGAAGCATACACAGAAGATTTAGGATTACTTGCCCCTTTATGGCTTAATGAACAGATACCAAATTACTTTGTAGTTTTTAGACTGGATAATCCATCTGCTGTTAATAACTATAATGCTTCTTCTCCAGATAATGGAGAAACTTTTGCTCAAACATCTGCAAAATTTTCAGAATTTGTTTTACAAAATTGTACTGCGATTAAAACATTTGACCTAAGAGAAACGTCAAAGCTAGGTTCATATCTTAGAACATATAGATCGCAGGATGCATTTCCTAAAGCCCCGTTGACCGTTAGTTGGAGACAAGACGAACCAATTACTTGGAATGGTATATCATACTTTAACGGTGGCTTTACATCATCGGGTAGTTTTTCATATGATGATTTAATTACTAAAGATGCATCAATTATCCAGAATGAATATTACATTACACAAGGATTTCAACGAAATGGTGTTTTATTAGCAAACCTAATAAATCTTGAGTTCTTATTTAGTGATACTGATGCTAGTGACTATTCAATAAATAGGTACTTTGGTTTATATGTAAATGAAATTGAGGAAGGTTCATTTAAGATATCTGGTACCGGTTTTTATGAAGGTACCGAAAAAACACAGTTACCTACAATTACTTCTATCAATCAAGTTTCACAATTCTTAAACGATCCTTTTAACATAACTAATGATAGAGGCGTTTTACTATATCTTGATCAATCAACAGTCAATACTGTAACCGGTTTACCTACACCTACTCGTGTAAATGAAGTTGAATCTATTTTTTATGTTAAAGATAAGAATGATCAATTTCATACCGTTAAAAAGGGATCGGTTTGGGGTTCTAATCAATTAAGACTATTTGATAAAAAACTAGATGTATCTCTTTTGGCCGGATATGATAAATTAGATACCTTTGCAAATGCAGAGATTATAAATAGATTAGGTAAAGCAACGGCATATTTACAAGTCATTGGTGAAATGCCCGACGGTGCATCAATAACCTTTTATGATGGTTTGACACAAATAGGTCAAGTCTCTGCGAAGGTGTCTTTAACAGCAGGTCCTGGTACTTCATTTGAAAGTTTCTTTAATCCTACCGGTACACCTGCTGAAATTGCTTCTGCCATAAATAAAGCAATTACATTTGGAATTAATCCTGACTACAGATTCTTTGACTCTAGCATAAATGGATCAACTGTTTACTTACAATCTAGATTCGGTGGCAGTAGATTTAATAGACTTAGGTTTTCAGTTTCTTGGACTGCATATCCAGAATTAATAGACTCTTTAGTTACATATCCTTTAACATCTAATGTAAACCCATCAGCATTCTTTGTTGGTGGAAATGATAAGCAACAATCTTTACTTAAAGTAGCTGCAGGTGATCAGGATAGATTTGTTAAAGGTGATTATGTAAAGTCTAAAGCAGGATATGTATTAATATCTGACTGGGTACCATATCTTGATGAACCTATTTTTAGCGGCTCTGGTTTACAGACTGGCTATAGAGGAATAGATGAATATGTTGTAATTACATTAGAAGGAGATCAGATAGAAGTTAGTAGGTCTGGGCAAGTTGCTCTATATTCTGACTTCTCCCCAAAGTTTGGTAGATTTTCTTTATTTCCAATAAAAGATTTTGATTTTGATTTTTATAGTGATATGTATAGCCAATTAGGCGAATTGAATTATGAAATAGAAAGATATAATCAAGGTTCTCCTCCATCTACTGGTGTTACTGGTGTTACTGGTTCTTCGTTTAATTATTTTGGCGTAAGCGATTGGCCTGATATTAGATTATTTTATAATGATGGTGGATTCTCTAATCTAATCGGACTCCTTAAAGGATCAGATCCTGATATTAATACTGAAATTGATATTGAGTCCGAGTATCAAAGACTTGAAGAAAATTATCTAAAAGAACAGGCTGTTGCGTCCAGAGTTGTTCCTTATGTTAATAAATGGTGTTGGTATGATGATGGTACTGATGTAAGAAATAACCCATACCGATTAGATGTTAATCTTTCATTTGGTATTAATAACTTTGCCCCATCGCAATGGAATACAGGTAGATCACCCGTTGGGTTTAGCCATGAATGGTATTATCTTTGTGAGTTTCCTTCTTATTTTACTAATGATGCAATTAAACAATCGTGGAGTTATTTTGATCAATCGCCAACTGATACGGTAGGAACAGTACCTGGTACATTCCAAAGAATTGATAGAAATTACTTCGATGAATATTTTATAGCAGATCGTTTTGTAAACGGCAATACAATTAATCTTATAGACAGACAATTAAGATACGGAAGATTTTCAGGAGGAAATAGATTAAATTATGCAGAAGCATTTTTGCGAGGTGTTAGAATTATAGCAAAGAAAAAATCATCAGGGGATGAGAAGGCAAATTTTAATGCAGATAAACTATCATATATAAAGGATGGTTCATTTAATGATTATAGATTTTCTGTTATGCTAATTCCTAATGAACCAGGAAAGCCTAAAAAGCAGATTAAATTTATTAAAAATGAAAAATGGAAAACTATCGTAATGTTAATTTTCATATCATTTGAAAATGAATGTTTAAATCCTAATGGAAAATCAATAGATAGAACATCGCTATATTCATTAAATAGTTCAATACAGACATTAACAGATTGTACCCCAGTTGGATATTCATCTTATGAAAATTCTATTATGCAAGGTGCTATAAACTTTAATGCATCTTCATTTACACCGAGCGTTGGTCAATACCTAATTCAAGGTATAGCTGATATTGAAGGAAATTCAACTAGATTTATTAGAGATATTACAATTGGTGCAGGAGGTCAGTATAACCCAATAGAATTTACGGTTGATGGAGATCTTTATAGAATAGAAGGAATTTCAAGAATTATTTCAGATACTCAATTCTATGCATCTACTATTCTTAAAAATGGTTTATCTTTTACACTCCCTTCTCCTGTACCTAATACGGCCAAACTTAAAACTGCTACTTATATAATAGTAGGTGGTGGCTTTAATGGGTACTTAAGTACATTCGATAGTTTAAGTTTTGCGAATATAATTACTGATGTTAATTTAGGGAACCCTGGTATTATTTACGAAACGATTGATAAAAACGGTAATCATGTTCTTGCAAGTGACGGCAGTCTTGCCCAAACGTTTTCTATTCAATTAAGACCACAAGATGATATTCTTAAATCAGTATATGTTGGGATTTTACCTGATCAAAATAAACCTACTATCTTTAACTTAACTGATATCATAGGTTATGATTTATCTTTATTAGATAAGCCAAATCTTACTCCTATTGCTAGACATTCTGGTTGGTTTAAACCTTTGGCAAAAGATATTGTTTTCTTTAGAGATCCTTATGCAAATGTGGATTTTACTAATGGGTATTATACTGGTACAACCGGAAATACTGGCATAACCGGTAATACTGGGACTACTTCTACAGGTAATCCAATTCCTGATGAAGTTTATAAGTGGAAAGTGTTTAATCTATGCAGATATACAAACACACAATTTTATAGTCAACATGAATCATTTGGTATACTAAAGAATTACTTTTATCATAAAGTAAACCAAGAAGATCCTTCGACTGTATTGGAATTATCATCTGATAGTGCATTCTTAAGTCTATATCCATTAATTAATGAAGTTGGAATTGATTATAAAGATTATTACATATTTTCATCTAATTGGGAACCTGGATATTTTACTAAGAGTATTGATAAGTCTAAGATACAGTCGGTGATAGGTACGGTTTCGATGTTAGAAAAGAAATCATTCTTTGGATCAAAGTACTTAAAGGTGCCTCAACAAATAACTCTAGAAACATTTATACCATCTGAGTATTTTCAAGATGCAATAAAAGATCCTAGCTTAATAGATGGTACTTTTATGTATAATGAAACAGTACCTTATGTCCAGTTTTACCTATTCATACAAAAGAGACTAACAGAATATCTATTTAATTTTATAAAGCCACAATTTGAAAGGTATGTTAATACATTATTTGGATTTGGTGATATTACTACACTTAACGATGATGTAAACAAGTACATTGAATTAAATATACTCAGTCTTTATAAAATAGGTAATGTTGATTTTTATGTTAAATCATCACGAGAAAAAACAGGTTCAACTTATATAACAGCCGAGTTAACTAACAGTGAAAAAACATCATCAGGATTAGGTATAAATCAAAATGTATCTACCAAGACACTTAATACTAATCCGTTTGATTTAAGCTTAATATATAACAAAAGGACTGGTTTCTCTGAGTCTTTCGGGTTCAGTGTTACAATAGTTAAAAAATAAAAAGAATAATGCCTATCACGATACAAGAATTAATAGCATCAGATACTATTTCACAGGCAGTAAATAAGATCAATTTTAACTTTGATCAACTGCTTCTGAATGGTGGAGGTCCTGTTGGTCCACAAGGCCTGCCTGGACCTACTGGTCCTGTTGGGGGTAGAGGATTACGTGGTGCTACTTGGTATAATGATCCGGCTGTTGCACCAGGTACAGACCCAAATACATTAATAATTCCTACTGTTGAAGAAGATGATTATTATTTACAATCAAATGGAGATGTTTGGGAATATAACGGTACGGTCTGGGTATTAACAAGTGTTAATTTAATTGGGCCTGTTGGTCCTTCTGGTTCAAGCTTTGGTTTTAATTATGCTGGAGGATATCCTGGTGCTGCTTCTATTAATAATCAAAATGCTGCTTATATTGTTCCTATGCCAGGTGGAACTTCTTCTGGTGCGAACCAAGTAACTAACGAAGGTGTATCCGTTGCAATATTTGGTGGTGTTGCATCAACAGCAATACCGCCGGCCGGTATATCTTTTACAAATGCATTTCTTATACCGGATGTAATGACTAAATCATTAGATTCGAGTTTACTTTCGGTACTAATACATCAAAAAGATTCAGCATCATCTGCAATTAAATTCATGGGTGGTGGCGCAGTATTAGGTGATAAATTTGAACAGACTGTTTTTGGAAACCTATCTGACATCTCACTGGGTGTTGATGATACTTTAAATATTAATGTTCCTAAATCCGCTACATCACCATTAAGTGTTTCTGACCTTATAGGATTTAACTTAAATACACTTAAGAGAGGACAACAGTTTTATTCAGGAAAACATATAAACTTTTTATCAGGAGTTGATACTACATCAAGTGGGTTAGTATCAGAGATCTCCGATATTACATTTATAGTTGGAACTTCTAATCCATCAATACCTGCAAAATTCGCAGTATCAACTTCTTTTGGTAGTGCATCTGCTCTGTTTGAGGTTGGTGGTAATATTACAATACCTGCCACTACTACCACCAAGACAGGTTCAATATTAAGTGAAGCTGATAGCATTACACATTGGGGTAATACTGTTTTGATGGCATCTTCTCCTTTTAATAGAGTTAGAGTTGATTCTAGCGGTATTTTATTAAATAGCAGTATTGGACCGATTGACATATCTACAACATTACAGAATATTACAATTGCCGCGGGTCTAACACTTAATATGGGTGCTAGTACAATTAATCAAATGACCTTCGGTGGTGATATTACAATTTCTACGGGTGGGTCAGGTAACATTTATTTAGAATCTTCATCAGTTGGCAATAGTATAAGAATAGATAATACGCCAGCTGCAGGTGCATATAGTGCAGTAAAGATTAAAGGTAATCTTGCTTGGGGTGCAACATCTTATGGAATTCCTTTTACTACATCCTATAAACATATTTCAATTTCTGGTGATGGTGTTTCATCTAGTCAGTTTCCTATTATAGTTCATAGGCAAACAACCGGCGCTGTAGTTTCGCCTACGATGGCTACATTTAGAAAGAATGTTGCAGGTACTCCAATCGAAAGAGTTGATATTACTACTTCTGCTGTAGAGATCTATAATAGTTCAGGTACAAATGGTTTTGTAGGATTCCGTGTAGAGAATTCTCATATAGCAAATGAAGGTACTAATTTTGGTATAGCGGTTATTGGTAGAGATAGTGTAACTAATGCAGTAGGACCAAAATTCCATGCTAGTGAAGATACTACTGCAGTTACTAATAGGTTCCAATATGTTAGAAAAACTTTTGTGATTGATCCTCTTTTGGCTGGAATTACAGCCGGTGGTACTTATACCATTCCTAGTACATACATGGACGCATCATTCCTTGATATTCAAGTGTTAGGTACTAGCGGACCTGCTGCGATCAGCCCTTCGGGTAATGATTTTAACATTGCTATACCTGATGGATTATATCCTGGTCAAAGACTCAATCTTCATATAATTTCTGCACCTGCTAGAAGATGGGACGGTGGATCGTCTACACAATATAACTGGCCTAATATACCAAGTGGTAATATTGGAATTATAGCAAGTAGTTTTGCAGGATCAAGTACACAGCTTGGAACTATTACATGTAGTAGATGGGATACTACACCTACACCATTAGCTGCAGAATTTTATGTGGAATTATTGTGGATTGGTACTACCTATTATACATATTTTAATACAAGTTCTGGTCAAACAATAAAAAGTGCAACCAGAGGCTGGGTGGTAACTAATCTTCTTAGTCCTACTATTGGTGCTGCAACTCCAACTAATACCGATGCACAGATGAAATGTAATAATCAATTGACCTAAATATAAAACATGAATACAGAAGAAAGAATTGAACTTAAAGAATTTGTAGATCGTTATAAAGAAATTGAAACATCTATCGATTTAATGCAAAAGAGTATTGAAAGTTTAGCAAAAAAGAGGGATACTTTATTTGATGAACTCGATACCTTAAAGAAAAATGAAAGTGATTTTATGAATCGCCTTATTGAAAAATATGGTGCATCTGAGGTTACCCCTTATAAGCTTTTACAAATATATGAAGAAGGTATATGATAACTGTAATTAATGTGTTAAAGAAAACTTGGGAGTTTTTAACTAATCCTAAAAATACTAGGATGATAATTTTAGGAGCATTTATTATTCTTCTAATTTTATTGCTAAGACAGTGTGAAGCTACAAATAAAGCAAAAGGTGAAGTAACTAGAATTGAGAATAATTATAAAGCCCAGCAAGACACTATCAGAAATTATAAAGATAAGTGGGGTAATTCTGTTGCTGATATTAGAGCTCTAACGTTAACTCTTAATGAAGCTAAAAAAGAATTAGAATTTGAAAAGAATAAGCCACCTATAACCGTCATTAAGTTTAAGACTAAAATTGAAGAAAGAATTGTTAATGTTCCTGTGATTGTTAGAGACACTATACTTGGTGATTTTAATTCTATTGCTTTAGTATCTTCTTCTAACAGTTGGGGAAAGAGTTCAAGATCAATAAATTTAGGTTTGCCTTATTACATAGATAATGACTCTATACGATTTGGAAATGCTACAATTGATCTTAAGCAAAACATCTGGCTTACTGCATCAATCTTAAGAGATAAAAAGACTAAGGAAGTTTTTGTAAATCTTTCTACTGATTATCCTGGTACTACATTTAATGAAGCTAAAGGTATTGTTATTGATCCTAAATCACCAGGCTTGCTTGATATACAATATAAAAGTAGAAAGACCATGGGTATTGGACTCCATCTAGGTTATGGAATAGGTACTTCTGGATTTTCACCTTATGTTGGCATAGGTATTAATTACACGCCTAAATTCCTTCAATGGTAAATAAATAGAACAAATGGAATCATCTAAATTTATACAATTATCGGATAGCATTCTTGTCGAGTATATTTACATCGACCAGGCTAACCCTGGTCCAAATACTTTTAACACAGGAACATATCCTATTGAGATAATGCGAGATGGTTATACAAACGGCTCTTATTTTTTCAATACCGATAGTGTTGCTGCCACTATGGGAAACTATAGAGACATATCTGCAGTTCCTATTAATGCTGGTAAGTCGCAATATGTTTATCTTGATACAAGTATAGGTGTACCTTATAATGATTATGATCCTGAATTAACACCAACACCACAGCTATTACAAACATTTTCACCTAACTTAAATATTGAATATGATAGAGTAAGAGTACATTTTGTTGCAGGGTTTTCATTTGAAGATTATGACGGTATCATATTTGATGTAACTACCCAAAAGAGAAACAGCGATGATATTGTATTATCATCAATAAACTTTTTAAAGACTGATACTCCAGTTTTTAACCCAGATCCTCTTCTTATTGCAGATAAGCTGTATTCTACTTACATTGAGTGGAGAGTACCTTCTCTTTACTATATGAGTCAAAATTTTAATCCAAATGTATCAAATGGATTAGGATATAAGTTAACCGAAGGATTAGGATTCATAACAAGCCCTACATTGACAATAAGAGCATTAGGTATTCTAAATACTCAAACTGTTAATGCATACAGTTTTTATGACATAAAAGAAATTAATGCATATACAATTCTAAATAGAGATATTTATGATTTTCTATATGCAAGTGTAATTGAATCACCAGTTGGAGATTACTTTGAATTGACTGGGATGGTTAACGGTTCTAGTTTTTCAAACCTTATAGCAGAGCTTAATTCGGCAGGTGGTAACTATGTTGTATTTCATGAAATTACTTTAAGTGAGCAAGTAGGAAATACATACATTCAAACTAATAATCAGATTGTTTCACAAACTACTGATTTTGATAGTCCTATTTTATATAGACCTATCGTTCTTAATAGTGGCATAGCTGCATCATTTGCAATAAACTATGTATTAAGACTTTATAATAGAGCAGACAATTCACAGATTATTAAAAATGCTAGATTAACATCGTTTGACGTTAAGAAGTATGGCAGAAGACTAATGAAGATTAATCTAGGTACCGTACCAACCGTTGCAAATGTAGTTAATCAAATTGCACCTGATGATGGTAGAAATATTATTGTATCAACCGGTACTTCTAATAACAGAGCAAATACTTCTGAGCAGATCACCGAGAAACTTGTAGTAAAAACAAAATATGTTACTTCATTTAGAGATAGAATAAATATTAAAGCTGCAATATCACCTGCAAAAATACAAAACATTACTGAATAAGATGGCGATTAATACAGAAATACCACTATCAGAGAAAGAGACTCAGGTTTATAAGAAGTTCGTTAATCTTTCAGTAAACGAGGAACCTAAACCGCAGGGTGAGGGAACTATTAAGATATCCCCGTTTGATGATTACTTTATCTTTACTATATTTGATGAAACTGATGGTGTAAATACTCCAATAGATCTTAGCAATGTTGGAACACTTTATATGGTATTCATTGGAGAAAAAGACGAGATAAGAATTCCAAATTATACCAATGTTCAAAATGTTGATATGGCGGCTGGTCAAGTTTTATTTAGAATAGACGGTGATGACGCAAAAAAGATTCTTGCTTTAGATAATAGAAACTTTTACATATCTACAAAAATGGTTGATCCTAACGGTGAATCGGATGAATCTGTTTTGTATACTGGGACATTTTTATCATTTACTGAAGAACCTAAAGTTTCATTAAGTGCTCAATTAGAAGAAGCTAGGCTTCAATATTCTAGAGAAATTGCTGCATTACAAGATCAGGTTACAAGATTAACAACCGATATTCAACAAAAAGATCAATTGATAAGTGAGCAAACAGTTGTAATCGGTTCTCTTAAAGAAAGTAATCAAAACTTATCAAATGAAATTGCAGTACTAACCGAACAGATAGGTTCTTCTAAAGCTGAACAATTATTAGTAGAGGCAACATCTGCACAAAAGGCAGAGGAACTTGCAAAACAACAAAGACAACAAATTGAATCAATAAATAAAGTAAAGGAGACTGCTTCAACCGCAGCTAAACAAAAAGCATTCTTTACACAAGCCGCTAAACAACTAATTAAGACAATACCTGGAGTTAACCAAGTTACTTCTGGTATAACTGGTATAAGTGGAAGCGCAGGATTTACTAGCGGTGTAAGTGGTGTAAATGGTATTCAATAAAGATTAAGATATGTTACTTAGTGCAAGAAATAATCAGTTTAGGTTTTCTTTTCCAAGAAACTTTATTCCGCCAGAAATTGCGGATAAGTATAGACCTTACCTTAACCGTATGCCGGGTGGTATTATTAAAGAACCTATAGATTACTGGAATTACGGAATTCAGTCAATAAATTTACCAGGACCATCTTATACTCCAACCGAGCAAATCAATTATCCTGGTTATACTAGAGGTTATAGATCAAGCCTACCAGTTGAAGAACTATATGATGCTGAGTTTACTGTTACGATGCAGGCATTTGATGGTTGGATTAATTATTGGATGGCAATTGATACTTTTAATTATTACTATAATCTTAGTGGTAAAGTTTCTCACGTGCCAGAAGGCAACGGTATTCAAATGCTTGATGGCGAAGGTAATGTTTTAGTAACCGTTAAGTTAAGACAAATGGTTTGGATTAGTGTTAGTAATTTAGATCTTAACTTTTCAAGTAATACAGTAGAGTTTCAAACGTTTGATCTGGTCTTCCACCATAACTTCCTTGAATTCAAGGTAGATCTTGTCTAATATATAATTAAATAAAGAACAGATGAAAACCTTTAAAGATTACATACTTGAATCTAAAGTTGATTCCGATGATCTATTGAGAGTTTTGAATGAATCAGAATTATCAGAAGAACAGAATGCAGCTATTGATGAAGCGGTACAAAGAATTGTAGATGCTCATAATAATGGACAAAATCTCGATGAAATTGTCGAAGAGATTGTCAATGAAGGAATCTTAGGATCAATCTTCGGTGGTCTTACTGGTTTTGCATTAGGTAAAAGTATTGGTGAAGCAATCTGTAAAGTCTTAGGGATTGAAAAGGGCGCTCTTTATGATTTATTAACTAGTCGACTGGTTGGTGCTGCATTAGGTGCAGTATTAGGTAAGAGACTCTAATCCAAATATTGTGGTAAGAATTGGTATTGACTTTTCATTGAATAGTCCAGCTGTATGTGTTAAAAATGGTAAAGGCGAATACATCTTTATTTCATTTTTTAATTTTGGTGACCGTATCTGGGATGATACAAAAAAGATTCCTAAAGCATTTCAAGTTCACCAAGAACTAATTGAGAATAAGACAATATTAGGTTTCCCTTATTATAGAAATGTTACATCAGATTCTTTCTTAATTAGAGAAAGGGAAAAGTTAGAAGATTGCAGATCAATAGCAAGTCTTATTACAAATTCTCTTATATCCTTTTTTGGTTCTGATAATGCGCAAGTTTCATTAGAAGGATTCTCTTATGGATCAACTGGAAATTCATTTATAGACATCGTTCAATATAACTCGTTTTTACGATCATCATTATTAGAAACATATGGGTCTGATAAAATATCAATATTCCAGCCATCTCATGTAAAGAAATTAGCTGGTAAAGGAAATGCAAATAAACATTATATGATTAAGGCATTCCAGGATGATGTCCTTAATGATAAAGATTTAAGAAATACAAAATTATGGAAATATGTACAAGGAAAGGACTTTAGCGAAAAGATCCCAAAACCATTAGATGACCTTGTAGATGCATACTTCATCCTTAACTCTCAAACCACTAACTAATAAATACTATTCTTTCAATCAATCAGTTAAATTTTATATATAGAGTTATTAACTTAGTTTCAGATTCTTATGATAAATGCAATAAAAAATAGAATATTTGTTAAAAAGGATGAGTACCCTGATAAAATAGGCTTGATTTATGTACCTAAATTGGAAGGGCAACATGCTCCACCTTATTCAGGTACTGTCATATCGGTAGGACCTGATGTTACTGACGATGATATTAAGGTTGGTTGTAAGCTGCTTTTTCATGATATAGCTGGTACCGAATTTACATTCAATGAGGAAAAGATATTTTCTATTAGAGACATTGATGTTATTGGAATAGTGATGGATGAAAATCTAAATATTCTCTGAAACTAAGTACCGTTGTGAATATATAAATAACAAAGGAACTGATTTATCAGGGAATTTGAAATTGGCATTAACAAGGCAAAGTTTTTATTGGCAATCCCGGGCACGTAAATAGGCAATGCTAAGTTATGCTTTTAATTAACTTAAAAACAAAACTTAAAAAAAAGGCAACTAAAATGGCAAATGAATTCGACATTTTCAGTGTGAGTGTTAACGACCTCGACACAGGAGATCGCCCTTCAGGCGGAGGCAGCGATCTTTACTCCCCAAAGCCCGATCAAGGGCAAGACGGTACTTACCGTTCTCTACTTAGGTTCTTACCTAATATTAAAAATCCCCGCAAACCTTTCGTTCGCAAATTCGTTTATTGGTTAGAAGACCGAGACGGAAATGGTTTCTATGCAGATTCTCCATCTACTGTAGGTGAGAAATGTCCGGTACAGGATCTTTTCTTTAAACTACGTAACAGTGAATCCGCTGTAGATAAAAAAATGTCTGAAAGTTTAAAGCGTAGGGAAGTATTCTATGCATTGGTTCAAATCGTTAAAGATCCACAAAATCGTGATCTTGAAGGCCAGGTCAAAGTATTCAAATTTGGATATAAGATTAAGGCTAAAATTGATGAAGAATTGAATCCTCAGTTCGATGAACCTACACAAATCTTCGATCCTTTTGAAGGTAAGAACTTTGAATTGGTTCTTTCTAAGAAAGGTGGTTATCCAAATTATGATTCATGTAAATTCCAAGGATCTCGTTCTGCTATGACCATTAACGGTGAAAATGTAACCGACACTAATGAAGGTCGTAAAATGATTTTGGATTATCTTAAGGATGCTCCTGATCTTGCTAACTTCGATTACAAACCTTGGAATGATGAACAGAGAAATAAAGTAATGAACGTCATTTCTCAGTATTCTTCACCAGGAACTTCAATCGACACTTTAACTAAATCTGCACCTAAGGCTGCCCCCAAACCTGCGCCCAAGGCTGAACCTGTTAAAGAAGAATATACATCTGACGAGGTAACATCCTCTGAGGGTGGAGAAGACTTCGATGATTTCATTAACGGATTAGATCTCTAATCCTATGGCTACAGAAGTTATAATATCTTCTGACATGAAGGCTCGGATTATCGATAAGGTAGTCCGAGTCCTTCATATTAGCCATTCTCATCCTGAAAAGAGAAGAGCATTAGAAGGTAGAGATAGGCTAAATTTTGCATGTCCTTACTGTGGTGATTCATCAAGCAGTCCTAACAAGAAAAGAGGTAACCTTTATTGGAATGATCTCTATATTCATTGCTATAATTGTTCTGCTCACGTTTCTCTAGATATTTTTCTTAAAGATTTTAATTCTAATTTTGAAGGTGAAGATAGAGTTGAGGTACTTAATTACATTAAGGAAAATAAGAAATCATTTTCATTAGGTGAATCTTTAGATTTTTATCTGTTTGATAAAATTAAGGAACTGGCATTAACCTTCGATGAATTGGCTCTTGGCTTTAATGTATACCCAATTAACTCTTTAACATATAGAGCGTATCCTTATCTTAAGAGTCGTCTTTTACAACATAAGACTAATCAATTCGGTTACGATCCTCGTAGGAAAGAACTGTATGTTTTTAATCTTACACCAGATGGTAAAGTAATAGGGTTTCAAACTAGAGATCTTGAAGGTACAGGGCCTAAGTATAAAACATGGAACATTCAAAGAATCTATGATAGGCTAAAGAAACCTTTAATAGTATCAGAAGAAGATCTTGATAATCTTAATAAGATATCAATGTTATTTGGAATTTTAACAGCTGACTTAAGTAGAGACTTTACAATATTTGAAGGTCCTATAGATGCAATGTTTATGACCAATTCCATCGGGCTGACTGGTGTTAAGAAACAAATATTAGAATTTAATGAGATACCAACAGCAAGGTACTTTTTTGATAATGATATTGAAGGAAAGACCAGAATGATCGAAAAACTTAAATCAGGTCAAACTGTATTTATGTGGGATAAGTTTCTTAAAGATTATTCAATACCACCTAAAAAAGTAAAAGACTTAAATGATCTGGTAAAATATGAATATGAAAATCGTACTGGGTGTCTACAGAGCATTGATAGATATTTTACAAATAATCATTTAGATATTATCTTTATATGATTGAGATAAAAAAATACGAATCGTTTGTGAACGAGCAGATAGAAGATTTTTACGGTGATTATGAAGATAGTCAAAAACGGATTAAACTATTTACTTCGTTTACCAAAAGTAAACTTTCTCATGAAAAGAAAGATATTAAGGTTAATGAACCTAAGAAAAAATTTCAACCTAAGATAAGGGTTGCTAAACGTATTAATAACGATAAAGGAATATTCTAATGGCATTTGACGATACACAAATAAAACAGGCAAATGAAGAACTTGAATCTAGGTTAACTAGTGATAGAACAGATTGGAAGAATAAAATAAATGAATTGGTTCTTAAGATCAAAAATATGAATGAACTTGCAGATTGTCAAGTAAGTATGCTTTCATATAGACAAATACTTTTAGATAAAGTTACTGATTTTAAGACAATGATATATAAAAGAAATGCAACCTGGGAACGTTATTATAGAGCACAATATCGTGACTATACTCTGAACTATGATGTTAAATTAACGAGCGGCGAAAAACATCAATTTATTAAAGCAGAGTTAGGTTCATTAAGAACACAAATAGATATGTTACAATCGCATGTAGATTATTATCAAGAATGTATTAAAACTCTAGATAATCTAGCATTTGCAATCCGTAACCGCATAAGACTCGATGACGAACAATAATGGAACTATCATTATCAGATAATAAAAAGTTTTTAGTAATTGATTCATGTACCGAATTGGAATATGAACAACTAAAAAGCAGTCTTACTAAAAAGATTGATGGGTGGCGTTTTCATCCTTTAGTTAAAAAGAAAGTATGGGACGGTAACATATCATTTATTAAAAAGAATAAGATTCCAGGTGGCTTATGGAAAGAGGTTATTGATATATGTAAAGAATACAATTTGCCATTATCATTAAATGGAGTTACAAATATTTTTGATCAATCAATAACTATTGAATCTTTTACTGCTTGGGCAGATGATTTCTTTAAAGATTCTGATGTTAAGCCTAGAGACTATCAAGTAGATGCAGCCTTTAAGATTCTTAAGTATAGAAGATGCTTAGCCGAATTGGCTACATCTGCAGGTAAAACCTTGATATCATTCATGGTGGTTGCCTATATGATGGAGCAGTTAGGTAAGAAGAAAATTTTAATGATTGTTCCCAATGTAAGTTTAGTTGTACAGGCAACTGGAGATTTTGAACAATACAATAAAAGTAGAGTTCCTATTAGGATTCAACAAATATATGCCGGGGTAAAGCTTAGGAAGAGTTCTAATATTGTCATCGGTACGTATCAGTCTTTAGTTAAATATGAAGAAGATTACTTTTCCCAGTTTGATGCTGTATTTGTAGATGAAACTCATAAAGCAAAGGCAACATCAATCCAGCAGATTATGGATAAATGTTGGCATTGTGATTATCGTTTTGGTTTAAGTGGAACTATTCCTAAAAGAGGAACCGTTGATCGTTTAAGTCTTATGTCTGCGATGGGCCCATTGGTAACTCAAGTAAAGGCAAATTATTTACAAGACGAAGGCCATATTGCAAAATGTAAAGTACTACAGATTCTTATGGAATATGCAACAGAAGCCCAGAGGGAAGCTTTTTCTAGTCTATCAAAAAATCCTTACGATCGTCAAAAACTATTTTCATTAGAACAAAATTTTATTAATGAAAGTGAAAAGAGACTGGACTTTATATGTAATGTCATTAAAAAGTCAACTTCAAATTCTCTGGTACTTTTCCATAAAATAGCATACGGAGAAAAGATCTATCAGAAGTTAAGACAGATCACGGATAAGAAAATCTATTATGTTGATGGTTCTGTTAATGCAGATATTAGAGAGGACTTTAAATCAAGAATGGAAAAGAACGATGATGTAATAATTGTTGCTTCTTATGGTACCTTTTCTACAGGAATCTCAATTAAAAACATACATAACATATTTTTTACAGAATCATTTAAGTCTGAAGTAATTATACGCCAATCAATTGGACGCGGTTTACGTTTACATGCGTCTAAAGATATTGTTAAGATATATGACTTTATTGATGATATCCGCTATAAAACAGAAGATCATGACTGGATGAATTACATTTATCGACATGGTATGGAACGCAGAAAAATATATAAAGAAGAGAAATTTCCGTTTGATGTACAATCCATCAAATTCTAGTTGTAATATCTTTTCCTAATGTCATGGATATATAAAAAAAGAATAAAAAAATCAAATACAAATGAAGCCTATTAAAAAGTTTTCAGCCGCCTCTAACGGTAGTCTATCTATATTAGAGTCAGCAAACCTTAGCCCAGAAGCTTTAGCAGAATTAGTTCAAAAGCTCGGTTATAATAATATTGATGAAATCAAAAAAGAAAAAGCATTACTTTCTAAGTTAGAAGCTCTTTTAAAAGAATTCAATCCTAAACAAGATGTTAGCGAAGATGATGCCGAGGATATCGAAGATGAAATCAAAGATCTTGGCGAACCTAAATCTTTAGAGGATAAGGATGGCGAAAAAGAGGAAGATAAAGAAGTAGGTAGTACAACTGCTGAAGTTGATGAAGAAGCTGATGAAGAAGAAGGCGAAGAGGAAACTGAAAAGACTGAAGATATATCTAAAGAAATTGAAGATACTATCGTAGATTTAGGCGAACCTGAAGATAAGGAAGAAAAAGAAGGAGAAGAGGTTGTAACTAAAGATCAAGATATTACCGCCGAGGTTCCTGCTGAAGGCGATGATGAAGAGTCTGGAAAAGAGGTAGAGGAAGAGGCTGAAGAAAAGCCAGTAGCTAAACGTAGAATAATGACCTTTGAAGATTTCGTAAAAGAAGAAGAGGTTACTGTTAATAAGAATGTTAGTTATCAGGATGATGAAGAAGAAGACGAAGATAATGCAGTTCCTGTAGCCGATTCTTATGCTAACGAAGAAGAGGAAGAAGAAAAGAAAGAAGAGATTGAAGAAAAAGTATCTCGTACTGTTTCAAGTATTAGATCATTCTCGCAATTTGTTTCTGAATCATATCTTTCTGAAGAAGCTGATAATGGTCCTGAATTAAAGGAAGAAACTCCTGATCAAAATGGTATTGCCTTACCTATTGCAAAAGGCGACGGTTCTAAAACAGCTGCCGCTGTTTCTGCTGAAATTGTAAAGTTAGGCGAGCCTGAAGAAAAGGATGAAAAAGAAGGAGAAGAATTAGTAACTAAAGATCAAAATGTTACTGAAGAACCTGTAACTGCAAAGGATGAACCTGCTGTACAAGGTACGGTTGTTGTAAAAGAAGGCAAGATTTCTGAAAAGGAAATTAAATCTGACGCCGAATTTGCAGAATATGCAACTGAGTTATTAAAATCTGCTCATGGTGATAAGTTTGATGAAGCAAAAGCCAAAGAAGTTATCGATGGTCTTACCTCTAAGTATAAAGGTGACTACGGTGCAATGGTTGGAGCTTTACAATCTACTATGGGAAAGTAATTTTTATAAATGAAATATATTAAGCTTTTTGAACAATGGCTGGCCGACAAAAGCCAGCCATTACTTTTAGAAGGTGGTGCTGCTGGCCACATGAATCATCCATTTGATGATAAAGGATTAACCTTTGGTGACTTTAAGAGCATCATCGATGCGGGTCTTAGAGGCGAATTGAATTTTGAAGAAGATCCTACTGAAAAAACAGATGGTCAAAATGTATGGGCTACTATACAGGATGGTCAAGTAAAATTTGCAAGAAATAAAGGTGAAAGTATTTCACCAATGTCTCTTTCTGATTTTAAACAAAAATTCCAGGATCACCCAAGCGCAACCGTTAGGGATACTTTTCAATTTGCTGCACAGGATCTTGCAGACCTTTTAATTAAATTACCAGCCAAAGTTCAACAGGATACATTTGATAATGGTAAGAATTTCATGAACATGGAACTTATCTATTCAAGAAATCCTAATGTTATTAATTATGATACCGATGTTATTCAGTTTCATAATATAACTAAGACAGATGGTAATGGCAATGTAATAGGTACTGATGCTCGCCCCGCTAAAGAAATTCCTGTAATCCTATCTAAAGTACAAGCAGATTTAGGAAAGACCTTTAAGATTATTCCACCTAGAATAATTCAATTACAACAGGACATGGACTTCAGTACAAATAAGCAGAAGTTTATTAATAAAGTAATTGAACTTCAAAAGAGATACGGTCTTAATGATGGCGATGAAGTATCTCGCTATCATGAAATGTGGTGGAGAGAACTTATTGATAAGGAATTTCCAAATGCTCCTCAAGATATTAAAGAAGGACTTTTAAGAAGATGGGCTTATGATGATAAGACTACATTAAATATGAGATCCTTAGATAAGGTGTTAACACCCGATGAATCTGCAAAGATTAAGAAATTCGATAAGGAAGATGTAAAGAAAAAGTATAAAGAAAACATTAGACCGTTTGAAGACCTATTTCTTGAACTAGGTTCGGTTATATTAAGTAATGCAAGTAATTTCTTAGCAGCTGATCCAACCGGTGAAACCGCTAGGCTTCGTGCATACCTTCAAGCAGAAGCCGATAAAATTAGAAAAACTGGCGGTGCCGATCAAATCAGAAAGGTTGAAGATGAATTAGCCAGACTTGATAGAATTGGTGGAATTAATTCAATATTTCCAACAGAAGGTATTGTTTTCAGATATAACGGAAAGCTTTATAAACTTACAGGTACCTTTGCTGCACTGAACCAATTACTCGGTATAATTAAGTACGGTAGATAGTACCAGATCTTACATCTAATAGGTTAACTATTTTAAGTAATAGGAAACTGTTTATAAGAAATCCGGTAACGATAATGGGTGAGCTATCGTCTCACCTTTTTTATTTTATGCGGTTTTCCACTGAATATATAAAAAGTAATACAAAACTAAATTAAATGAAAGAATTAGCTAGAATTTATAAAGAGTTAGGCCAGGATTTTATTAATGATCTATTTAAGGACTATCTTGTGGTAACCGAAAAGTTATCAGGGTCTGCTTTTTCATTTGAAAAATCTGGTTCATCCTTAAAGTTCTTTAAGTCTAATGATAAGCCTATTAATCTTGTTGATAGAACATTAATGGTTTATTATGAAAGTCCTATTAATTACATAAAGAAAACTACATTATCATTTATTGATTCTATTCCTGCAAATTGGAGATTTTGTTTTCAGTACTTTGTTCATAATGAACCGGGGGTTATTAAATATGATAAGTTACCTAAGAATAATCTGGTTTTAACTCACATCCAGGTAAAGAATCAATCTGGAAAATTTGTAAAGATTATTGAGGATCCTAGAGTTATTCAAGATTGGTCAAATGCATTAGGTGTAACCCCGCTTCTTCCTATCTTTAAAGGTTATCTAACCGACGAGCAAAAGGATAGTATTAAAAAGTTTATTGAAACTCCAATAGAAGATCAATTAGAGATTTTCAAAACTTCTTCATTCGCGGAGTATCTTATTAAGGTTCTTAATCCTAAAATGAGTTCTACTATTTTACAAGATGACCTAACAAAACCAATTGAATCAATCATATTTAAGTTTTATAAGCCAGGGACTACACAATCTGTATCTGCAAAACTAATTGATCCTTATACGGCAAATCTATTAAAACACAGAGAACCTATTGATCCTAAGAAGGCACCTGCAGATATTAATGAAATTCTATTACTCGATATTCTTGCATTTATTGAGGAAAGAGGTTTAAGAGCAGGTGAATTATTAAGTAGTACACCAGATGAAAGATATTTGGAATTGGTATCATCAATATTTAATGAATATGTAACTAGAAGAGGTAAAGGCCTTAATGATCTGGGAATAGAAAGAGCTGAATTTGCAAAAGGAGATGAATTCAAATTAAATATAGATCTTATTCCTAGCCAGGCTACACAAAGTATTCTTAGAGGAAATGAAACAATGCAGGATCTATTTAAGATCATGTTAGGATCATTACGTAAGAAAAGAAACCCTGAAAGAGTTGGTAATATATTAACACCTTCCGTTATTGAAGATTTTAATGAACTTGTTACAAAAATTGAAGATGCAATTAATAAACCCGTTGATGATAAGTTTAAGACATTTACAGATTATCTTAATCTTAAAAAGACCAATGAGTCTTATGAAACTGCGGAAGATTTACTCATAGCGGAAAAGATCTTAAACTATAATAACTTTATTAACTTAGGTAAAGTAGTTATTGAATCAGACGTAATGGACCAATCAATAAAAAATCCTAAAACAGGCAGAAAGGTAAAAGTTTCTTCTGCTTTAAGTTATGATAAGGATTCTGATGTATATAAAAAGGCCAAAGAATTACTTGGATCTGATGAAAAGGAAGTTTCATCTGAAATGTCAGATTCTCTAAAAAAGAAATTTACATCTGACCGGGTAAAAAATATTCAGGCCGACTATAGTAGAATTGCATTTGAATCGGATAAGGATAAAGAAGAGTTTAAAAAGAGCTTTGATAACTTACTTAGTGGAAAGTCATTAACACCAGATGAAGCAAAGGTGGTTTCCAAATATGCAAAGGTTGGTGATGCTAAAAATGCATTAAAAATTTATTTTGCATCGAGTAAACCTGGTGTATTTGGCCAAACGTCTAGAGAAAAGGTTTTAGATTTAACTGATAAAGATGGATCTTTAAAAGATGAAATGACTAAGTTAGGAATGGAGATTACTGCATCTACAACTGTTGCAGGGGATGAAAAACCTAAGATTGCTACTAAAGAGATTAATCCAAATAAGTTGGCTGATAATAAAACATATAAGCCTAAAGTAGATGTAGTAAAAAATGATAATGGAGAAATTCAGGAAATATCAATAGGTACTACGAAATTAAAAAGACTAAAGGAACCTGATCAAGAAAAACTTTTTTCTGCATATAAGAAACAGAATCCTAATTTATCCGATGATGAAGTAAGAGGTTTAGTTGATCGAACTAATAGAGCAATTGAACGAAATAACAGATCTTTAGAAAAATTTGAAAAACTTAAGGATGTTGATTTCTTAGAGCCAGTACCAGGATTACAGGATCTTACACAAAAAGAAAGAGCTGACAAAATCGGCAAAGAATATCCTAAGTTAATTTCTGAAAAAATGAAAACCCTTATCGGAGATAATCCAACAGAAAAGGAAAGTGGTGTACTTAAAGGAATTGAAGATCTTTCAAATATTGAAGATCCTGAAGAATTTAACCAAGCATCGGTAGAGGTACTTAGAAAAATGGATGATATAGAAGCATTAAGAAAGGGTAGTTCTGACTTAGCAGAATCTTTTGCTTATATCTATATGAATAAAAAGGGATTTAGAACAGAATTACCTGCCGGTGAAAATTTCCCAGTTGCCGATGTTATCTGTTTAGGCAGCGATACGAATCTAAATGATCTAGATCCAGATTCACCTGACTATGCAGAAAAAGTTGCTATGCAAGGTTTAGGCTTTGCGGTTAATCTTGAAACTATAGGAGGGATTAGTGTTAAGAAAGACGGCGGTGCTGCATCTGCATTAAAGAATAAGATTGGAGAATCTACATTTAAGAATAAAGAAACTGGTGAAAAGTTACAATCGTTAGCAGATAATCATAATAACTTTTTAGGAACTGTTGAAAATCCTACTACACCAGAAACTATTAAAAAAGGTTCAGAACAATTAGATAATGTTGAAGATTGGGCAATCAGCAATGGAATTATTTCAAAAGATAGTCTTCCACTTAAATATGGAAATAGGACGCCTAGAGAATGGGCTAAGGATACTCTTAAAAAATGGGATGATGAAGGGTATGGTCCGTTTCCTAAATGGCAAGAAGATGCGTTGGAGCAACACCTAAGGGCCTCTTTACTTATTGGTGAACTTCATAATAATGATCTTGAAGAACAGTCTTACGGTAATATAAACGTTTCAACTGCTAAACAAGGCGGTGGTATGAATATAACTGATGGAATTACAACTGCATCATTGATGAAAATGTCTCCTAACCCAGGATTTAAGTTTATGAAAGGCAAGGGTCCTGATGGTACAACTATACCAAGACCTAATGCAATTTATTCTGCAAACCTCGTTCATGCTGATTATGACCCAACAACCGAAAGATTCAAAATGAATAAATAAAAAAAGACACTTAGATGAAAAATCTTAAAAACATTGATACATTTTTAGTTGAAAAGAAAATTTCTGTTAAAAGGAGATACACAGAAAGCCATCCTGCTAAGTTTGTGTCTACTTCAGCTAAGATTAGAAATGTTCTTTTGGATTCAATTGGCGATGGCCATTTAACAGAGGAAGAAATTAATAAAATCTTATCTGAGATTAATGCAAACAAGAGATGGTTAAAAAGAAACCTAGACCTTTTTAATATTAGTGAAGATCAGGAAGGAATTAAGAGATATTCCCTTTCACCCTTTGGCAATAGAATTAGAAAGGCTACGAAGGTTACTTCAATTACCGAAGCCTTAAATGTTCCTCATAAAGATCAAGGTAAAAAGAAGGTTAATATTTTTGTTGGAAGATTTCAACCTTTTACATTAGGGCATGTTAAGGTTTTTGAACAGATGTATAAAAAGAATGGCCACCCTGTTGTGGTATTCTTAGTAAGAGGTGGCAAACCTGATCCTGAAAAAAATCCATTCAGTGAAGAATTACAGCAGGCTATGTTTGCTGATATGACTAAGCAATATCCATTCCTAGAGGCTGCTTTTGTAGTTCCTAACGGTGCAATTGATACTCTCTTTGCAACCGCAAGACCTGCATACGAGCCGGTTATGTGGGGATACGGTACTGATAGAAAGCGTGCGTATGATGCTATGATTAATAAACCGGAATACAGAGAACAACTTGGGGTTGATCCTGAATTTACTGGATTTGAAATAGGCAGAACTGATGATGACATTTCAGCATCTAAAGTTCGTAATGCTTTAACAATAGATGATGAAAACACATTTAAGAAAATGACACCTAAGAGTATTCATAATTTCTATAAAACTCTACAGGATACATTAAACCCAATAAAAGAAAGTAAACAAATGAAAAACTTAAAATCAATTAATGAATTTCTTGTAAGAGAAAAGGATGAAGAGAAAGAAGCCCCAGTAACCCCTAAAGTAGATACATCAGAAGGTACCTTTAAAGAGATGGATGTTAATGGAAAAACATATAATGCTATCTTATCTACATTTGATGCTATTGGTGCTAAGCAAAAGGCTATGGGTAAAGATGTAGTAGGTCTTATTTCATTACCGGGTGATAATGAAGTTTATGAATTATTATCAAAAGAAGATGAAAAGACAGAAGAATCTGTTAATGAAGAGTATATTGAGGTTATGGATTCCATTCGTATGGCTAATGCGTTAGGAGAAATTCAACAGATTTGGCAGCAGTGGAAAAATGGTCCTGCTACCGAACCTAGTGATATTAGACCTGCACAAAAAGAACTTAAGGGTTGGATAGATCGTTGGTTTAAAGATAATATTAAATAATGCCTGCACAAAGTAAAGCACAACGTAGACTTTTTGCTCTCGCTCTTTTATATAAGAGAGGAGAGCTTTCTGCATCTGAAGCATCAGATGAGGTAAAAGATCTATCTAAATTACCAGAAAAAGACTTAAGAGATTACGCTGAAACTAAAGAAGAAGGTTTACCTGATAAAGTAGCCGAAGAAACTGTAACTCTTAATCCTAATATGAATGTACAGGGAATGGGTCCCGTTGAGTTTCCAGGAAATCCTGGCTCTGCTGATTCATTTACTACTCAGCCTACCGGAAGTGGAGACATTCCTGGTGGAAAGAAAAAGAAAAAAATAAGACTCTTATCATTTGATCAATTTTTAGATCTTATGAAGATAAAATAAATAAGGTACAATGCCAGTATTACCTAAGTATCAGTTAAAGCAATTATTTGAGGCCGGAGATTTAATCACTCAAGTAACAATGAATGACCTCATTGAGGCCACATATAACCCTACCTTGGTTGCTGGTGCCAATGTCACAATTACTAAAGTAGAAAGTCCATCCGGAGCTACTATAACAATTTCATCTGATGGGGGTGGTATTGCTGACGTAACAGGTGGAACTGCAATTAATGTTCAATCAATTGGTGATAATAGGCAAGTATCTTTAAAGCTTGATAATTCTCAAACTAATTTAATTGTTAATGGTTCTAATCAACTAACATTTGCTGGGGTACATATTAAAGATGAAGGCATTAATGTTGGTACATATAAAACAATTAACTTTATAGGTACTGATGTATTAGCACAGGATAGTGGAACTCCTGGTCAGGTAAATGTTTATGTTCCTACTCCACAATTTGCATCTCACTTTAACACTATGGATGGTACAACACCTGGGCTAGTAAGTGAAGCCGGTATTACGAGATCAATTGTAAGAATAAGTTCTCCAACAGTAGAAGGTAGTCCATTTAAGACTAACGGTTGGGCAGGAACTAATCAACCTGCATATACCTCAGCAAACGGATCTGTTAACTTTGTTACCGGTGGTCAAGTTACTGGATTTAGCGGAAGTGCAGGAGGTAATGCAACAATAACAGTTACTCTATTTGATGCAAATGGTACAACTCCGCTTGAAACATTCACAACCCCAACTCTTTATCAAAACGGTACTCACGTTTCTCCTAGTGGAGATATCACGGTAATTATTTCGGCATATGCTGCAGATTCTTCAAAATGGAAAGCTGCAGTATTTATAACTGTTGTAGCTGGAGATATCTTAGCAAATGCAGGAAGATCTGGTGGAAGATACCAAGTAAGAGCAGTAATGAACACTGATAGCGTTACTGATGGTGGTGGTACATATACATATAACCAGGCATCTGTATTCTTTGATACGAATCCTAGTACACCGGTAATTAATGGTTCGATGACAATCGTTGAATCTGTTCCACTAGTAAAACATTTAAGTGGTGTTGAATATTACATTCTTAACTCAACCTTTGAGGTTGATGTTACTGATATTGATAATCTTAATGCAAACACACAAGGTAGAGCCGGTGCAGCACAATGGAATTTCTTATTGACCGGAGCTGAATATGGATTACCTACACAACAGCTTAATGCATGGTCATTAACAAACGGTACATGGAACGGTACATGGACAAATCTCTATAATTTGTTAAATGCAAATTTTGAATGGACTGCTTGGCCTATTACTTCTTCAAATTATAGATTTAGAAATTCAACAGCTAACGGAACTTCAACTGTGTATGACCCATGGAATACTGGTAATACAATAAATAGTTCAAACCAATCGGTACTTATTGATACATACGGAACAGTAGCAACAAATCTAGGTGAAGATTTTGAAGATGAGTCTCAAAGATTAACCAGAGGTGCTGCTTCTTACTCTTCATTTAACTCTGCTGCCACTCTAGGAACAAGTTTAAGTAATCAAACCGGTACTGGTCCATTTAGCGATGGCTGTGTTGTAGGAAGTTATTTAGTAAGAGCTGATAAATTCTTTGCTGATAATGGTAACAGTCCGCAATTAGCAACTCTTATTCCTAACCTAACATCATATAAGCCTAATACATTAGGACCTAATCCTAACTATAGCACTTATACACAGAGAGCAACTTATCATAGAAGATTTTATACTGCAAGTGCTCTTCCTATTGCCAACTTTGATATGTCATTTGGTGGATCTTGGGGATCTAGCGGAAATGCAGCCACGGCATTAGCAAATAGTCAACTAAAGATATATGTAAGAAGAGAAAATTCACAGCCTGGCGGAAGTTTTGGTCATGGTGCAAATCCTCTTTCTTTACACGGAGCTCTATATAATTCAGGATCACCTGTTAATCCATTCAATGATGGAGCGAGTGGCGTTGATACTGTAGGATCTTTAATCAGGACCGCTGGTTCAGGTAATACTGTAACTGGTACATTTGGCAATTTTG